CCGGCGGCCGCTCACTGAGATCGAGTTCTGCGCCTGGGTGGCGCAGGCCGTGCCGGGCGACCGGCTCGAATACCATCGCGGCTTTCTGGTTCTCGACATCTTCCCGATGTTCGCCCGGCTGCCGGATCAGCAGCGTGCGGAACTGGCCCGCCTCGGGTCGCGCGCCTTCTGGGCCGCCGAACAGGGCCTCGTGCACCTGGTTCAGGAGCGCACGGGCCCTGACCAGTTCGCCTACATCGCCATCGCCCGCCCCAAGCCGAAGGCCGCAGCCGTGTCGTTGTCCGCGCTCCTGCTCGCCGAGCAAGAGGCCGCGTGATGACCGCCTTCCAATCCCTTTTTGCCGATCATGGAGACCCTTACATGCCGTTCCCCGCGAACACCCCCACCGTCGACGACTTGCCGGGCCTCGGCTTGCAGGACATCGCCCAGCTGCCCGTCGAACTGCTCGCCATCCTGCAGCGCGACGTGGACGAACGCATGGCGCGGACCAAGGCCGCGAAGGCCCGCCTGGATGGCGCACTGACGGTCCGCTACGCCACCCGCTCCGCCGAGGAACGGCAGGCGGCGGGCAAGGACACGGGCACGATCCGCTTCGACGACGGCGATTTCACCGACGTCGCCGATCTGCCGAAACGGGTCGACTGGGATCAGGATCGCCTCGCCGCCATGGTCGAGCGCATCCGCACCGCCGGGGACGATCCCGCCCAGTATGTCGACATCACGTTCAAGGTGCCCGAGCGCAAATATGCCGCCTGGCCCGATGCCATCCGCGCCGGGTTCGAGCCCGCGCGCACCGTCCGGCCAGGCACCCTGAAGATCGAGATCGTCCCGCAGGGAGGCGATCAATGAGCCTGCGCATCATCTCCGCCGACGACCGGCTGCGCGAGGCGCAGGGCAAGACCACCATGGCGCTGTTCGGGCCGAGCGGCGCGGGCAAGACCACGCTGCTGAAGACCCTGCCGCCCGCCGAGACGCTCTGCATCGATCTGGAGGCGGGCCTCAAGTCCGTCCAGGACTGGCCTGGCGACAGCATCCCGATCCGCCGCTTTGCCGACGCGGTCGACATCGCCTGCCTGATCGGCGGCGCGAACCCGGCCGCCCAGCCCGAGGAGCATTTCTCGGAGGCGCATCATGCGCATCTTCGGGCGCAGCATCCCGAGCTGGCCGAGAAGATCGATACCAAGCGCATCATCTTTGTCGACAGCATCACCGACCTGACGCGCCAGGCCATGGCATGGGCCAAGACCCGGCCCGAGGCGCTGTCGGAACGCACCGGCAAACCGGACACGCGCGGCGCCTACGGCCTGCTGGCGCGCGAGGTCATCGGGCTTCTCAAGCACCTTCAGCATGCGCCCGGCCGCACCGTCATCTTCGTCGGCATCCTCGAGAAGGTCGTCGACGACATGAACCGGGTGACCTGGCAGCCGCAGATGGACGGCGGAAAGGTCGCGCGGGAACTGCCCGGCATCGTCGATCAGGTGCTGACCATGAGCCTGTTCACGCAGGATCCCGGTGCGGGCCCCGATGCGCCCCCGACCTGGCGGCACGATCCAGACAAGGGCAGCGCGCGCCGCCTCGTCTGCCAATCCGGCAATCCGTTCGGCCTGCCGGCCAAGGACCGCAGCGGCAGGCTCGACATGACCGAGCCGCCCGATCTCGGCGCGCTCCTCACCAAGATCAACCACGCACCGAAAAGGATGACGACATGACTTTCGACATGAACGATGTGGAGCCGCAGCAGTCCGGCGACCTGATCCCCGACGGCACCTTCGCCAAGCTGGTGATGACGCTGCGCAAGGGCGGTACCGACGGGTCGAGCGATGCGGATCGAGGGCTGCTCAAGGCATCCAACCAGCCCGGCAGCGACGTTCTGATGCTCGACGCCGAGTTCACCGTGGCTGAGGGGCCGCACGCCCGGCGCAAGTTCTGGCAGAACTTCACCGTGCAGGGCGGCAAGCTCGACGAACAGGGCCAGTCGATCGGCTGGAAGATCTCCAAGAGCCAGTTCCGCGCCATGATCGACAGCGCGCTGGGCCTGAACCCCGAGGACATGAGCGAGGCGGCCAAGGCCAAGCGCGTCCTGCGCGGGCTCGCCGATCTCGACGGCATCAGCTTCGTGGCCAAGATCCAGATCGAGCCGAGCCGCAACCCCGCCTACAAGGACGCCAACAAGCTCGACCATGTCGTGCTGCCCACCGCGCCCGAATGGCAGAAGGTGATGGCGGGCGAGCCCGTGCCCGCCCAGCCCTCGAACAAGCCCCGGCCCGCCGCAGCACCCGCGCAGCCCGCGACCCCGGCATGGGGTCAGCCGCAGGCGGCCGCCGCGCCCGCGGCGCCTGCCTGGGGTGCCCCGTCGGCTCCCGCCCAGCCCGCCACCCAGACGCCGCCCGCCGCCAAACCCGGCAACGGCCCGGCCTGGCTGAACCCGTGAGCTCTGACGAATGGCAGGCGCATGTCACCACGGAGGCGGCACTGGCGATGGGACGCTGGCTCGAGGCGCGCGGGCGTCTCGACCGGCCCATCGCCAGCCTGACCCGGCGCGATCTGGAATGCATGGCGTCGAACGCCATCAGCCGGTTCATCGTGCTGTCCTCCGAGCGCCGGACCACCGCTCCGGAAAAGGAGGAGCGCGACGCGCTGGACCTGCTGCTCATGGGGTGAGCGGCGTCTCGGAAAGGCTCCGGGGGAGCGTTTCAGCCGTGAACGGGCGGAGCCCTCCTTCGCGCGCCGATCTCGCCCGGCGCGTGCCCTGCGCTCACTGCGGCCGCGAGGCCCGGGGCTTTGGCTACTGCCACGGCCTGCGCTGGGACCGCCACCCTCATTACCGCTTCTGCTCGATGGCTTGCCTGATGGTGGGCTCGGCCAACGCCAAAAGGAACCACGGCATGATCGACAAGACCGACATGGAGACGCGCGCCATCGTGGAGGCCCGCCGGATGCTCGCCGAGGCGCTGACGGAGATGGGCCTGATGGCGCCCTTCTTCGACCGACCGGCCGCGGACATCGACCGCGTGATCGAGGCTTGTGTCGACGGCTTTCAGGCATCGATGCAGCGCCAGTCCGACAACGGCGATGTGCCGTTCTGAGGGGGTGCGGATGCTGGTCGATTTCAATCACGGATCGGGCTTCGTCTATGGCCGCGACGCCTCTGAACCGAAACCCCTCGGCGCGCGGATCAACTCCTGCATCGACGCCGCGCTTGTCGCCGAACGCGAGGGCCAGCGCCCGCGCGACTATCTCGGCGCCAGCCGCATCGGCGAGCCCTGCGCGCGGCGGCTGGTCTACGAGGTCACGCGCACGCCGCCCGATCCCGGCAAGGATTTCGAGGGGCGCGTGCTGCGCATCTTCGCGGCCGGGCATGTCTTCGAGGATCTGGCGATCCGCTGGCTCCGGCAGGCCGGGTTCGATCTGCGCACGCAGACGCAAGCTGGTGGCCAGTTCGGTTTCGAGACGGCGGGCGGACGCATACGCGGCCACGTTGACGGCGTGATCGTCGGCGGCCCGGAAATCGGCCTCGAATGGCCTTTGCTCTGGGAGCACAAGGCGCTGAAAGCCTCGTCCTGGTCGGACACTGCGAAGAAAGGCGTGCAGCTCTCGAAGCCCGTCTATTTCGGCCAGATGCAGATCTACATGGCCTACATGGGCCTCGGGTCCGCGCTTTTCACGGCGCTGAACAAGGACACCTGCGAGCTCAACCACGAGCATGTGTCGTTCGATCCGGCCGCCGCGCAGGCGCTGTCGGACAAGGCGGTCGACGTGCTGCGCGCCGCGGACGCGGGCGATCTTCTGCCCCGCATCGCGACCAGTCCCGACTTCTTTCTCTGCCGGTTCTGCCCGTTCGCAACCCGCTGCTGGGAGGACCGCGCATGACCGTCACCCTTTCCGAAACCCAGGGCCGCGCCATCGCCGCGATCCGCTACTGGTACGAGACGCGGCGACACGACCAGCAGATCTTCCGCCTCTTCGGCTATGCCGGGACCGGCAAGACCACGATCACCGCCATGGCGATCGAGGCGCTGGGGCTTGAACCGATGACCCCGGGCGGGCTTGGCGGCGTGCTCTTCGCCGCCTTCACCGGCAAGGCGGCGCTCGTCATGACGCGCAAGGGCACGCCTGCGCAGACCATCCACAGCCTGATCTACCGGGTCTCGGAGGCGACGCCGGAAGAGATCGCGCGCGCGACCGAGGATCTGGCGGCGCTGCGGCGCGACCTGCCGCGCATGGGCCCGGCCGAGCGCGGTTTCGCAATGACGCGCATCGCCCAGCTCGAGCTGCGCCTCGAGGACATCCACCAGCCGAAGTTCCTGATCAACGAGCAGTCCATCCTGCGCGACGCGGACCTCCTTGTGCTCGACGAGGTGTCGATGGTGGGCAAGGAGATGGCCCACGATCTCATGGCCTTTGGCAAGCCGATCCTCGTGCTGGGCGATCCGGGGCAGCTGCCACCCGTCAAGGACACAGGCTTTTTCACCGAGACCGCCCCGGACGTGATGCTGACCGAGGTGCACCGCCAGGCGGGCGACAGCGCCATCCTGCGGCTCGCGACGCTGGCCCGCGAGGGACTGCCGATCCCACCCGGCGCGCATGACGACCATGTCTGGAAGATGTCGCGCCACGAGGTCGGCCCAGCACAGATGCTGCAGGGCGGCCAGGTGATCTGCGGCACCAACGCGACGCGGCGCTGGCTGAACACCGCGATGAAGCGCGCAGCCGGGTTCGGCGCCGATTATCCGACAGGCCACGGCGAGAAGATCATCTGTCTCAAGAACCGCCACGATCTCGGGCTGATCAACGGCATGTTCCTGACCCTCACCGAGGTGCGGCAGGATCCGGACGACGCCTTCGCCTTCAGCGCCATGGTCGAGACCGAGGACGGAGTGAGCCTCGGCGGTCGGCAGAGTTTCTGGCGCGGCGAATACGCCGATCATGTCGCTTACGACCCGGAGCGCGGGCGGCGGGAATGGCAGATCCGGCGCGGGCTGATCGAGTCCAGCTGGGGCTACGCGATCACCTGCCACAAGTCGCAGGGCTCGCAATGGGAGAACGTCGTCGTATTCGACGACGGGTTCGGGCGCAGCGCCGCCGACCGCAACCGCTGGCTCTACACCGCGATCACACGGGCCGAGAAAGGTCTGGTGATCCTTGCTTGACCTCAACGACGCCAAACCGCTCGGCGGCGAGTCCCTGCGCTACGATCTCGATCTGGTGGTGGCGCGCCTTCGCGAAACCGCCGAGATATGGGTGCCACGCCTGTTTCCGCGCGGCCGCAGGTCGGGCGACGAATGGCGGCTCGCCAACATCCGGGGCGACGCGCCGCGCAATACCGGCTCCTGTGTCATCACCCTGCGCGGCGCGCACGCTGGAGACTGGATCGACTTCGACGGCAATCAGGGCGGCGGCCCGATCAGCGCTATCGAGGAAGCGACCGGGCTCGACGGCCGGGCCCTGATCGTCGAGGCGGCCGAGATCGCAGGCATCGCGCCCGGCGCACCGGAACGCCGCGCGCCGCCGACGCCGCCCCCATTGAAGCGCGATCCCGCGCTCGAGATCGCGCACATCCTGACGGGTGCGGAGACGATCACGGGCTCTCCGGTCGCGCGGTATCTGACCGGACGCGGCCTGATGGTGCCCGAGGCCGCCGATCTGCTGTTTCACCCTGACCTGACCCATTGGGAGACGAAGA